TTTTCATCTGATGAAGATATTCAAAAAATCTTATACAATTTATTTTACGATGTATTAAATGTAGAATTTAATTTATGGCCTTGGGTTCGCAATATGTTGAAATATGGTGATTTCTTTTTAAAACTAGAAATTGCTGAAAAATTTGGTGTATATAATGTTATACCATATAATGCATTTCATATTGAAAGACAAGATGGATACGATAAAGATCACCCTATGTCTGTAAGATTTAAATTTGATCCAGATGGTATTTCTTCCCCTTCAGATTACGGATATTACAATGTGCCTAACTCAGGAAATCACGCAAAAGATATTTTCTTTGACAATTATGAAATGGCTCATTTCCGTTTATTAACAGATACTAATTTTTTACCTTATGGCAGATCATATTTAGAGCCTGCTCGTAAGTTATTTAAACAATACACGATGATGGAAGATGCAATGTTAATTCATCGTATAGTTAGAGCACCTGAAAAACGTATATTTTACATTAATGTTGGAAATATTGCACCTGCTGAAGTAGAAAATTTTATGCAGAAAACGATTTCTAAAATGAAACGTACTCCATATATTGATCAACAAACAGGCGACTATAACTTAAAGTATAACATGCAAAATTTACTTGAGGATTTTTACATCCCAGTAAGAGGCACTGACCAAGCAACTAAAATAGATAATTTAGGTGGTCTGCAATACGATGGTATTCAAGATGTTGAGTATTTAAGAGATAAATTATTTGCTGCTCTTAAAGTTCCAAAAGCATTTATGGGTTATGAAAAAGATTTAACTGGCAAAGCAACATTAGCAGCTGAAGATATCAGATTTGCTCGTACAATTGAACGTATTCAACGCATTATAATATCTGAATTAACTAAAATTGCTTTAGTTCATTTATATGCTCAAGGTTATACTGATGAAAGTCTAACAAATTTTGAACTTTCATTAACTACTCCTTCAATAATATATGATCAAGAAAGATTAGCATTAATGAAAGAAAAAATAGAAGTAGCAAAAAGCATGATTGAAGCTAAAATATTCCCTACTGACTTTATATATGAAAAATTATTCCATATGAGTGAGGATCAATATGATGAATACAGAGACTTAGTTCTTCAAGATGCTAAACGTAAATTCCGTTTAACCCAAGTTGAAAATGAAGGAAACGATCCACTTGAAACAGGTAAATCTTATGGTACACCACATGATTTAGCCTCTTTATATGGAAGACAAAGATATGAAAGTGGAGAAGTACCTGAAGGATATGATGAAAAAGAACCTCTAGGAAGACCAAAAGAAAATGTAACTGATAGAAATACACAAGACAATGCTTTTGGCAAAGATAGAATTGGTACAGCAGGTGTAACTCAAGACAACGATGAATCAGATTCTATCAAACCTCAATACAAAGGTGGATCTCCTTTAGCATTAGAAACTAAATCAAAACGAAATAAAAACGTGTATGCTTTCAATAATATTAAAAATCAAAAGAAACAAATGATTTTTGAATCGGATGTTAAAGGAAATTCATTATTAGATGAATCACAAATACGAGAGTAATAATTTTTTACATATTTATAAATAAACAAATATTAGAATGCAAATAAAACATTCAAAGTATAAAAACACTGGTATACTTTTTGAACTTTTAGTTCGTCAAATTACTACAGACACGTTAGAAGGGAAAGATTCTTTAGCAAAAGATATACTTAAAAAATATTTTGTTAAAACAGAATTAGGACGTGAGTATAAATTATATGAAACACTATTAAAAAAAACTACATTAACTGAAGCAAAAGCTAATATTGTGATTTCTACATTAATAGATTCTTCTAAAACTCTAAATAGAGGAATACTTAAAAGACAAAAATATAATTTAATTTCTGAAATCCAAAAAAATTATGATTTAAACATATTTTTTAATCATAAATTACCTAATTATAAAGCATATGCTGCTTTTTATACATTATTAGAAATAACACACTCTCAAGTTTCTATTGATCCTGAACAAACCATTATAAATAAAGTTACTATACTTGAACATTTAACAGCTGCTCAAATTAAAGAAAATATTGTAAGAGATGAAGTACTAGAAGAAATAAAAAATTCTGATAAAGATGTTAAATTTCTTACATATAAAATATTAATGGAGAAATTCAATAATAAATATGACAATCTGAATCTTAACCAAAAAATCATTCTTAAAGAATACATAAATTCAGTAGACAATACTTCTCGTTTAAAAGAATTTTATACCACTAAAATAAACGAAATTAAAACTGAATTAAAAACCCTAAATAAAAAGACCCAAAACCCAGTTACTAAAATTAAAATTGACGAAATTATATCTATAATTACTCCCCCAGTAAAAAATGCTAAAATAACAGATAATGATTTAGTTGATTTATTGCAATACTGTGATTTAATTAATGAATTAGAAACTGTAAATGGATAAGTTAAAGGAAATAGTCCGTAAAAAACTCAAAGAAATGAGTGCTACTAATATAGGTGGTGCTACTGCTACATCTGGAGAAGGAATTGGAATGGCTACGAAACCTGCTTTTAATAAAAATAAAAATATTTATTATTATAAGTTAGGATTTAAACCTGTTTCTAATATTAAACCTAAATCTTACGATATTAAAAAATTGTGGGAAGAAGAAAAGGAAAAAACTGGAGCAGATAAATTTCAAGATGATAGAGTTAAAGAATTTGATCAAGTTGAAAGTTTACTTAAACAATTATCTCCACTTATATCAAACGCAAAAAACGAAACTATAGAATATTACGCTGCTAACCCGGGATCGTATGATATCTATAAACCGTCTTCAATGGTTTTAGCATATATTCAAAAAGCAGTAGATTTATTAAAACAAAAACAATGAAAAAAACATTACAAGATCAGTATTTATTAATTAAAGAGGGTAAAGGACATAAAGGTGTTTTCCTTGCAGATGCTAAACGTAATTTTCCCCATATTGTACCAAATTCTGCTACATTTGAGGAAGCTGCTGCTTCTCTTAAAACCAAAAACATTATCTCAGAAAATGTAATTGGTTTAACTGCTGTTGCTGGATATGAACCAAGAAAAAAAGAATCTTACGAAACGGCATTTGAGGCATTTTTGGCTGAAGCTAGAAAAGCAAAAGAAAATGAAGACGAGAAAGTAAAAGCAGAAGAGAAAAAAGTCTCTAAACCTGTAGAAAAAGATCTTGAAAAAAACTTTGACTATTCAGACGATAAAAACCCAGATAATTTGATATTTGATCAAATCATGATGGGATATTACGCTGAAATGAAAGATCCTAAAAATGCTGATAAAACAATGCAACAATTAAAAGACATTGTATTGAAAAATTTAGCAAAAGACCCAATTCACTATACAAAAGATGGTCAATTTGGTGTTAAAGATTTAGGATATGTGACTGAACATCCTGGTTTAGGTACTCCAAAAGAACCTAAAGGAAAATATGCTTCATCTGGATATGGTAATTTGAGTGAAGGTAAAGAAGAAAGAGGTGAAATTAAAACAAGCCTTGAAAAACAAATTAAAGAACCTTCAAGTAAAACAAAACCATCGGAAGAGCAAATTAAAGCTAAATTAAAACAAAAACGTGAAGAAGAACTTAAACGTAGAAAAGAAGCAGGTGAATCACTTGAAGAAATTTCATTACGTAAAGCTATTCAAGAAATGATTGATGCTGAATTAGAAGAAGCATATCAATTAGTAAATATTCGCCCACAAGTAAGTGATAAAGAAAGAGAAGAAAGAGATCCACAACCTTTTCTTACTGTATATTTAACAGCTTCGACTGAAAAATTAATGAAAAAAAACCAAGATCTAAGACTTTTAAGAAACCCCAAAAACCCAGAAGAAATTACAGGTATAGCTATTCGCTCTACATTATTAGTTTCTAAAAATTTAGAAACATTACCATATGATATAAATTCAATGTTTGCAAGTTTTTTAAATACTGCTAATAATATTGGGGGTAAAATTAATCTTCCTACAAAAGAAGGAACTATAGACAATTATACTGTTTTAAATAATGTTAATGTAGGAAGAGATGAAAGGCTTTCATTTAAAACTCCAAATCCAAAGTACCAAAAACCAATGGAAGAAATTTTACGTGAAGGTGTAGAAAAAGATTTAGCTGATATTAATAAAGAAGCAGAACATGAAGTTCTACAATCTAAACTAGATAAAATTGATGCTTTAATTGATAGTCGTAAATCTAAACTTAGTAAATTAGACGAGGATGAAGATATGAAAGCTTTAACTGACAAGAAAAAAGTTAAAGAACTTGAAAAAGATATTAAAGCTTTAGAAAAAGCAAAATCTAAGGTTGAAAAAATGCTTAGCAAAACTAAAGGTAAGAAAAAAGAAATCATTGATGAAGATGAACCAATTGAAGAAGCTGAAGGAGATTTAGATCCTAAAGAATTAGATGCTGCTGAAGCATCAATAAAAAGTATTCAAGCTTTAGCAGATAAAATATCTAAAACAAAACTTTTTGAAGAAGATCCTGAAGAATCTGAAGAATATTAAATCATGAATAAGCAACTCTTAATAGAAACCAGACATTTTGTTCCCCAACCTGTTCGCCTTTTAGAAGGATTAAAAGGTAATGGAAATATCTTTGTTGAAGGTATTTTAGCTACCGTGGAGGTTAAAAACGGTAACGGAAGATACTACAAACGTGAGTTGTGGGAACGTGAAATTGACAATTTCCAACAAAAAATAAACCAAAAAACAACAGAAACATGTGGTGAATTAGATCACCCTGATTCTCAAGTTATAAATTTAAAAAATGCATCCCATGCCATTAGAAAAATGTGGTGGGATGGAGATGAAATATGGGGAACAGTTGAAATCTTTTCAGACCCAGGACCAAAAGGAACAGTATCTGGTCGTATAGCGGGTGCTTTAGTTAATAATGGTTTAACAATTGGTATTTCTTCTCGTGGAATGGGTTCCCTCAAACAAATGGGTGAAACAATGGAAGTACAAGATGACTTTGAATTATTAACTTGGGATCTAGTTTCTAATCCTTCAAACCCTGATTCATGGATGAAAAATGGCCAATTAAACGAATCAAGAACAACATATTTAGATCCATATGCACGTACAAATTCAATTTTAACTGAGATTTTGTGTGCAAAAGGCACATGCCCGATATTTTAAAATATACAAACCGGTGAAAAATTGCTTTCTTTTTGAGAGCTTTTTTTATTTTTTGTAATTTTTCCATCCCCCCCACATATATATAACGTGAATATGCTGCCCCTCATAACTATGTAGCATTATATTAATGAAATTCTATTACGTTTGATAAATAAACGTACTTTCCCAACAAAAAATTTAGGAAAAATGGCAAAAAACAGAGAAATGCTCAAAGAAGCAATCGCTGAAGCTAAAGCTGTAAAAGAAATGGCAATAGCAAACGCAAAAGCAGCTCTAGAAGAAGCCTTTACACCTCAACTTAAATCAATGTTATCTTTGAAACTTCAAGAAATGGAAATAGAAGAAGCTAAAGACGTAGAAGAAACGAATGAAGCTGAATACACGGAAATGGAAGAAGTAAAAAAAGACACGATGGAAGTTGATTTGGAAGAGCTTTTAGCAGAGCTAGAATTAGAAGAAGATGATGATGTAGAAGAAAATCTTTATGAAGCTGAAGAAGAAGGCGAAAAAGAAGGTGAAGAGGAAGAAGGCGAAGAAGGTGACATGGAAATGGAAGACCTTTCAGACGATGAAATTAAGGAAATGATTGAAGACGTAATCGCACAAATGATTAAAGACGGTGAGTTAGAAGCAGGACCTGAATTCGAAGGTGAAGAAGAAGGTGAAGAAATGGAAATGGGTGCTGAAGAAGAGGAAGAAGTAGATTTAGCAGAACTTTTAAGAGAAATTGAAGAAATGGAAGAAGAAGTGTACGAAAAAAAGGAAGAAACTAATGAAGTATTTGGATTTTTTAAAATAAATAATTTGCTAAATTATTTAATTGATGAAAAAAAAGTAGATAAAAAAGTTGCTAAGAATATTGTTAATAATCTTGATAAAAATCCAAATAATGCTGAGGCTCGAGAGGACCTTAAAAAATATATCACAAAAGAAGATATAAAGGATTTCTTAAACTATACAACGAACGATACAAGAGGACCTAAAAATCCATTAGTCGGTGCCCCTTTAAAAGATCTTCAAAACATAGTTACAACAGCCCTTAACGGTACTCCATATTCCCCAGTACCCACAACTTTTGGTCCAGACGGTAGAGGTGGTATTGATATGTCAACTAATGAATCTGAAGAAATAAAAAAAGAACTTGAAGAAGCTTATTCTACAATTGAAACTTTAAAAACAGAAATTAACGAAATCAATTTACTGAACGCTAAGTTACTCTACTCAAACAAAATCTTCAAAGCTAAAAACTTAAACGAAAATCAAAAGGTAAAAGTATTAAGTTCATTTGACAAAGCTAAAAACGTAGGTGAAGTAAAAATGGTATATGAAACTTTAAACGAGGGTATTAAAGTTAAAAAAGAAATCATTAAAGAAAACCTAGGTAGAGCTTCAAAATCAACTGTTACTCCTACCGCAAAACAACCAATCGTAGAGTCAAACGATGTATTTAAAAGAATGCAAAAATTGGCTGGATTAATTTAATTAACTAATTTAAAAACTAAAAAAAACAAAAATGTCAAGTATTAATTCTCTTTTAGAAAGCTCAGCCAACGGGTGGAGAAACATGCAAAGTGATGCTGCACGTATGGCGAGCAAATGGGCTAAAACAGGCCTATTAGAAGGATTAGGAAGCGAAGTTGAAAAAAACAACATGGCTTTGATCCTCGAAAACCAAGCAAAACAACTTGTTGTTGAGCAATCTTCTATGACAACTGGTGGTGCCGGTACTGGTACTTTTACAGCTGGACAAGGTGAGCAATGGGCTGGTGTAGCTCTTCCATTGGTACGTAAAGTATTTGGTTCTTTATCAACTAAAGAATTCATGTCAGTACAACCAATGAACCTACCTTCAGGTCTAGTATTTTTCCTAGATTTCCAATATGGACAAGATAAAGTTGCTCCTATCGGAAACTTTGGACCTGCTGGAAATGTTTATGATGATAATGCTTCTATGTATGGTGATACTAACCCGGCTAATGGTGCAGACCCTACTAACGGTTTGTATGGTGCTGGTAGATTTGCTTATTCAATCAACCAATTTTCACAATCATTTACAATTGCTACTGGTTCAGTAGATTGGGTTGATGTTGAATACAATTCAACATACTCAGGTTCAGCAGCATTAGCTACTCTTTCATCAATTACTGTATCTGCTGCTAATATTGCAGCATTGTCTCATTCAATTGATACTAAAGGTGTTCGTGCGTTTGCTTTAACAGATAATGGTGCTACTGTTGCTAATTTGTTACCACAATATACTACTTATACTGCAGCTGGTGATGTGAAATTTATCTTTAATTCAAACACAATAAATGGAAATGCATCCCGTACATTATTCTACAACGCTCAACCAGTTGATAACAAACGTGGTGATTTTGAAGATAATAGTGGTGCTGGATATGCAAATGCTGAATCAACAGCTGCTGATGCATTAGCTATTCCACAAATTGATATTAAAATGAAATCTGAAGCTATTGTTGCTAAAACAAGAAAATTGAAAGCACAATGGACACCAGAATTTGCTCAAGATTTGAATGCTTACCAATCATTAGATGCTGAAGCTGAATTGACTTCAATTATGTCTGAGTATATCGCTCTAGAAATTGATCTAGAAAACTTAGATATGTTGATCCAAGATGCTTCTGCAGCAGATGAATACTGGTATGCTGTTAATAATCGTGTATTGAATGCTGCTAAAACTAATTATGATAATGCTAATTTCTATAATACACAAGGCCAGTGGTTCCAAACTTTAGGAACTAAAATGCAAAAAGTTTCTAACAAAATTCACCAAAAAACATTACGTGGTGGTGCAAACTTCCTAGTATGTTCTCCAAGTGTAGCAACTATCCTTGAATCAATCCCAGGATTTGCTTCAACTTCTGATGGTGATGCAGCAAAAGCAAGCTATGCATTTGGTATCCAAAAATCAGGTAATTTAAACAACCGTTATACAGTATACAAAAATCCATACATGACTGAAAATGTAATTTTGATGGGTTATAGAGGATCTCAATTCCTTGAAACAGGTGCTGTATTTGCTCCATATGTTCCACTTATCATGACTCCATTAGTGTACGATCCAGAAACCTTTACACCAAGAAAAGGTTTATTGACTCGTTATGCTAAGAAAATGATTCGTCCTGAATTTTATGGTCGTATCTTTGTTAATGATTTACATGTTCTATAAGAATAACAATTAACTGAAAATAAAAGCCTCGCTAAAAGCGGGGCTTTTTTATTTTCAGTTATATTTATTAGAGAAATATAGTTATATGACAGATTACAATCGCACTCCTAAAGCACAAGATGTTTTTAAAGCAAAAAGAAAACCAAAAGGTCCTATTAAGTTTAATATTTCATTAAACGAAGAACAAAAAATTGCTAAATCCCAAATATTAAATGATATTGTAACAGTTTTACGTGGTAAAGCAGGATCTGGAAAATCATTACTAGCAGCCAATATTGCTCTAGATTTATTATTTAATAAAGATATAGAAAAAATAGTAATTACTCGCCCTACAGTTGTTGCCGGTCAAGACATTGGTTTTTTACCTGGTGATGTTAATGAAAAATTAGCTCCATTTACTGCTCCTGTTTATGAAAATATGCATCGTTTGTATAGTAAAGAAAAAATTGAAAAATGTATATCTGAAGGTGAAATTGAAATTGTACCTGTATCATTTATGCGAGGTAGAAACTTTACAAATTGTTTAGTTGTAGTAGACGAAGCCCAAAACTTAACAGATAACCAAACTGAACTCCTTTTAACCCGTATATGTTCAGGTAGTAAAATGATATTTTGTGGAGATAATTCTCAAATTGATTTAAAAGATAAAAAAACATCTGGATTTGATGTCATATGTAAACATATGAAAGAAGTACCTGGATTTAATGTAATAACCTTAGAAAAAAATCATAGACATCCAATAGTAGACGATATTCTTGAAGTCTACAAATCATTCAGAGGATAATTATAGTTATAATAAATAAAATTTATTTACATTAATTGTTGTTAATACTTAAATCATTTCGTATATAAATTTAATGTCAACAAGAATACCTTTTCAATGGAATAATGCTAATTTTAACTGGGATGCTGTTAATCCAACAGATGGAAATGTATATCCTCCAAATGAACAAGTAATAGGAACTAATTTATGGGATGATTGTGCTTTAGTAATTGAAATTATTGGAGTTATCCAAGGAGGAGGCAGTTATGAAGAATATTTAAACCAAAATCCTAAAAAGAAAAAACAGTTTATTAAATTACTTTGTAAAGTTCAAGGAAAAGAGTACCAAGAAACTAAAGAAGTACATAAAACTAAAATATTTATTAAAGACATAAAACTAGTCGCTAAAGAAGTACTAGGAATAGACGTAAAAATTAACAAATAATGTATACTTTATACACAGATAAACAAGAACTTTTTGAGTGTTCTATATCATTAGAGGGAGCATCAGTTAAAAACAGTAAAGTTCGTTTAATAGTAGAAGCAGATGATTTAAATCTTTTATTTAAAGGAACCATTGATTCTAATGGAAAATGTACTGTTCCTATTCGTAAATTAAAAAATCTTTTAGAAGAATCAACAAAAGGTAAAATAAGGCTTGAAGTTATAGCAGATGATATGTATTTTACACCATGGGAATCTAATTTTGAAGTAGAAACTGCTAAAAAAGTAACCGTGGAAGTAAAATCTCAAGCAAATAAAAATACACTTACAGAAAATAAAATGGGAATTACCATTAAAAACATTAAAGTAGGTGATCATATTCAAAATTTATCTAAAATGCTTATAAAAGAAAACATTAATATAAATAATATGTCTAAAAGTAAAGATAAATTAAATAATATTATAGCTTCTTATCTAAAAATAAATAAAATTAGTGACGGTGAAAAAAATAAAATAATAGAAGGCATTATTCACACATTAATTTAAAAATAAGTTATGGCCGGACCTTTTGATTTTACAGGTCAAAATATAGAAACAACATACCATAGAGTTCTTCAAACTGATGGTACTGATATATATGATGGAACTGGATCCTTATTTACCATCACTGGGTCAAAAAA